TATTTAAAAATATATATTTATTTAATAACTGTATTTTATATTTATATTTTATATTTTATACTTGTATTTTATATTTATATTTCTATAATAAATATATCAATATTTTATTATTTTTTTATTTAAAATATAGATTATTATATAATATAATTTTTATTTCGATTAATTTAAATTAATATTGACATTTAATTTAAATTAATAGTGGCAATTTTGATTAATATCAATTATTGATTAATTTATTTAATTGAAATAAAAATGGGGGCCGGTATGAGCGGGGGGGGTAAAAAACACCATAAAATTGGCGCATATGAACACGCAGTTGAAAACATAAGAGGTGGTTCAAGTCACCATTCTCACCACATTGACACCGAAAACCTATCCTCTTTAAAAGACTATGAAAAGTCATATGCAAGCAAGGCAAAAGAAGAAACCATTAAAAAAATGGCACGCGCAATGAAAAAAGTTGGAATGAATGTAAACCCAGATGATGATTTAGATAAGATTATAAATGATTTAAACCGCGAAATTCCAAATCCAAAAAAAGGCAAGACTTTTGCCGCCGAATCAAAGACGCAGGAAAAGGTATGCAAAATTGTTGCCGGCGTCCTCAATGACGAATTTACACCAGGCGCTCAAGATAGCGAAAAATTTATTGATATGACATTGCCCGCCATTGAAATTTGCCGCGCTGTAGGTGAATATACACATAGCTTTAACCAAGGTGTAAATACCGAATTCTTGGGTGTTATTGGCTCAGTTAAAAATGCATTGCATTCTATGAATTTAATGGACCAAGTTATGAATGAGCTTTATATGAAAATTCAAGCTAATATTGGCAAAGTAGATGACTCTATTTTAGAGCGCGAAATTAAGCCGCTTAATGATGTATATATCAGAGCAAAACACGAAAGAGAGCAGAAAAAGATGGTATTGGAAAATTTATTACACGTACACTTAGAACCCGCATCTCGCGTTTTAAATGATGCTTTAAGAGAGCATGGAAATGATTTGGCCCTCGTTAAGAAATTAGGCCTTAAATTGGGCTCCACTGATTTTGCCAATGCAATTGCCGCCGCTTTATCTGGATTAGGCTCTACGGCATCTATCGCTAATCATGTACATAAGGCTCTTAAGACTGTAGGCATTTCTATGAATGACTATGTAAATAGTAGCACCTTTAAAGATTTTCAGCAAAAATTAGATTCTATTGTTGATGAGGGTAAAATGAATGATAAAGATTTAGTTAAATTCTTAACGGCCTCTAAATACTTGAGAGAGGGCTTTGATTATCGCACTGATGAAAAATTTAAAAAAATTATTGCACAGGGAGGGCGTCAAGGAATGATGGGCGGCCAATACTCTGGAGGACGCCGCTCAAGATATAATATGGATTCTTTAGATTCCGTTGATTCTGATGTATTTGGCAACCCATTAAAATCTTCTATTCGAAGAAAAGCAAGATCAATTATGGCTGAAAAAGAACTTATTAGTAAAGATTTTGTTATTAGATTAGACCGCCATTATAATGAGCTATTAGAAGCCATGAAAGATATCGCCATAAACTTAGGAAAGACAATTCCATTGACGAGCAAAACTGAATTATTAAAAGATTCTCTTCAGCATTTAGATGATGCTAGTATGACAGGAACTGCAAGCACAGAAATGACAATTGAACTAATTGTTTCTAGGGGAATTGATACAATGGATGCCCGCCGAAAGAAAGAGCAATATATTAATAAATTGAAAATGATTGCAAATGCATGTGAATCTATTATGGGAATGGAGGCATATAGAGCAACCTCATCTAAATTTGCCAAAGTAAAAGATGTTGTGTCTAAAATTGAAAAAATGATTGAATATTATTCAAACATTGGAAGTAAAAATAGAGATAGAATGTCGGATGTTGGAGAATATGATAGAAAATATGCAGACTCTATTAGAGACCCATCGGGCTCATCAAGACATTCAGAGCAGTCAAGACCATCGCCAGTACAATCAAATTCTGATGATGAAGGCGATTCTTTTGCCGCAGAAGGCGGTGCTGATTTTGAATATAAAGAAATTGATGTGCCGCAAATTGCTAAAACTGGGCTTACTCTTAATGAAATTATTAATACTTTTAATTATTATTATTATCTTGCAGGCGTTAGAAATAATTTAAAAATTTCTTCTAGAGAATATGATTTATTTGGAGAAGATTATAGCAATATGTTGGGAAATTCTATTGCTAAAAGATTATATGATTTAGATCTAAATCATAAAAAAGATATTAAATATATTACTGACCATTTTAAGGCAAATAATTTACTTGCTGCTGGAAATAGGTTTAGTGATAAATTTATAGAAGAGGCAAAAAAATGGGTTAATTCTGAATATAATATAAAAATTAAATTCTACAAAGCATTACAGGCATTAGATTTATATCTTAAAGAATTTACGCCGGCAATTACTTCAAATATTGATACAGTAAAGGAAATTAAAACAATGTTGGATGAAACACAAGTTATTGCAAGATGGTTTAATGAATCAACTGGAAATGAATTGTGCCATGCATTTGATGAATTGCCCGGATATGATGTTAATTGCACTCCAGGGGACAATTCTACCCCTATATTCTTAGACTCTGCTGAGTCCAAGCGTTATCCAATAAAATATAATGATACTGGAGAACATTATTATACGGCAATACAAGATAATATTAGAAATGCTGAAGTTGGTCATGATCATCATGTTGCATTTGGTAATCCTGTATTTGGAAGATCTATTATAGGACCAGATGATAAAAATCTAAAAAAAGTCCATAATATGCAAGAAAAGGTAAATAGTGCAATTGACCATTTTCAGGCTCTTAAAAATATAGTAAATACATTTATACGAATTGGAAATAAATTTGGAACAACTGATTTAAGCACAAAAGTGTTTATGTCACCATCGCAAATTTATAGAGTTTTATTTAATTTTTTAAAACAAAGTGCATTAAGAATGCATATTCCAAAGGAATCTGCCGATACTAAAAAAAATGCAGTTGGTGCCGTAAGTAGCGAATTAATGTTATCAATTAATAACGATACTGATGACCAATTAGCAGCAATCAATCCAACAATTGGGCATTCAGCTAGAGCTAACGCTAATCCCGCAATATTAGGGGATTTACTTTTGGATGCCACTCACACAATTTCTCCATTTTCTGTATATTTTACAGGATTTGCAAATGGTATTGTACCAAATGCCCAAAATGATACTAAAAGCCATAATCATTATGAAATTGAAAATATATTTTTTCATGCAATGATTAAAGCAATGGCTGGAAAAATTATGACTGTTGTTGGTTCATATGATATGCTTGAAATGGCCCCACCTAAGCATTGGATTACGGATACAAGAATGATCCTTGGAGGTGGAAAAGCAAGTATTATAGAAGGTGGAAAAAAAGCAAGACTTAAAAGTAAGGGTAATAAATATGGAGGAAGTATTGAAAATCCAGTTTCTTCTGATGATAGGCTTGAAATTATTCAAGAAGCAATGTCTTTATATTTTAAATTGCCGAGATTAATAGAATTTTATAAAGATATATTAGACCCAAATAAAGCACAATCCTCTACTAGTATGGAAAATATTTTATTCCTTCCTGATTTAGATGGGCTATTTACTAATTTATATTTATTGATTTTTCGAAAAACAAAAACTCCAGAACATGGGGAATATTCAGATATGGAATTACATAAAATTGTTGAAGAAATTAATATTGTATATAGATATTATTCTAAACAAAAATCACATGATATTATTACTGCGGTTGTTAATGATATTGTATTAGATGTAAATAGAAAATATGGATTAATGAAGAGCGATGATTATAAAACTTGGGTTGAAATGACAAAAGAGAGAGAAAACGCAGGGGCTAGTGGTCAAATACGAGTAAATACTACAAATTATTCTATTTTGCCAGATGAGGATGAATATGAAATCAATAAATTTGCTCCAAGTGATATATATAAAGGAATTTCTAGAAGCGGCGATGTTACATATGATACAGTGTCTGGACAATATATAAATAACTTAACCGGGGCAAAAGACGACCCATTTAGTTCTGAGACTCCAGGAATTGCAAGCGGGGCTTTTAGTGACAGTGATAGATATGCAACACATCCACATTCAAATTTAATTAAAGATTTTAGAAAAAAATTAGATGAATATTTTAAAGATACTAATATTCAAAATATGTCTTCATATACAATTATGGTTCATCAGGCTGAGGATGATGTAAAAAATGCCCGAAGCAATCGTGAAAAAATTAGCACGGTATTTCAGCTTATTCAGGGAACTGGAAACCTAGGCCTAAAAAATGATAAAGCAATTTTATTCCATGAAACTATTATTGCAGGATTAAATGTATTAAGTGGAATTTATCTGATGCTTCATAGATATAGTAATAATATTAAAGATTCAGATCCATTAAATTTAGAGAAAAAATTAGTTGATATTTTATATGGGCTTTTATGTGTAACGGATAAGACAACAACAGCTAGTGAAATTCATTTTACAAAATTGCAAAAAAATGATATAAATAATAACTATACTGCCATGGCATATGCTGTTGGTACTAATGATCAAGTACCGGCTGCTGGCATTGGCCGCATTGGGTATGAATCCTTAAGAATACCTCAAAGAACAAATGACCTAGCGCATGTACCATTGACGAAAGGAGGCTCTTACTTTTTTAATAATGGGGTATATAAACATGTTTTTGATGATACTAATGGCATGACCAAGAAAACTCATGAAATTAGTAATAACGAATATAGGTATTTAATCCAGCCTATAATGTTGGATGAGCCAATATTTAGAGGAACTAAAATTTTGCCATATCATTATATTTGTAGGAATAGTATAAACGCTGTTAATATTCAATCATATTGTGAAGGTGCTGGCGTAAATTTGGCTCAATACAGTACAGAATCATACGCAAATGATTCTAATAATTTATATGAATTAAAAAATGTTTATATAGGAGCATTGCCAGTCGTTGCTGATAATTTAGTAAATGGAACATTTGTTCAAAATATTATTAGACCTCATAATAAGTATGAACACTTTTATAAAAGTGATTATGGCGATGGCACTGCTTTAACAAATATACAGTTAAATAGCCATCCAACCTATAGAATTTTAGAAACAATTATAAAACAAAAAATTCGTTCTGTTGAAAATAGATTATATGCAGATAATAATGTCGCCGGGGTTAATAATTTTTTAGTCCCATCTCAAATTATTGATTATAATAATATATCAAATAATGATGGTATTTTGACTAATAAAAAAGTATATATAAAAGATAGGAATGGTGCACATGTCGAAGATATTAACCTTATAGATAAAAAAAATTTATTATTTATGCGTCTTCTTTCTCGAACTGGTGTCAATTATCAATACATTATGGAAAATTTATTAGAAAATATATATGCATTAACTATTGATTCAAATGGATTAATTGATTTAACATATTATAAAGTTGAAAATGACAAAATTAGATTAAATTTAAATTTTACTAAATTGCAAAATGTTGTAAATGGAATTATTACAGATTTAAAATTTTATTTAGAATATTTTAGGCCATTTTTGAAAAAAGATGTTATTGCTCATTATGAAACAGAAACTAGAAGCGGAAGTCTATATGATTTAGAAAAAAAATTTAATTACTTTTTTAATCCTAATACAGATACATATAATACTAGTTATGACACTCTAGAAAGAGCTAAATTTTTAAATACAGAAACACTTTCTGATCAAACAAGTCAAATATTTAATAATTTAACAAGAGATACTGGGGTCGCAATGTCTGCATTAAAACATTTATTACCTGGATTAATATATAATCTTGATGATTATAATGCTGTCATTGCGCAAGATATACCTGTTAATTGTTTATACTATAATGATATTATAATTTCACATAAAGATAAAGTTACAATAGATAATACAATTGCTAATGATGATACCAAATTATGCATATATGATTTATTATATGAGAATTATAAAAAGAGTAAAAAAGAAATTGATGAATTAATATTTGACCCTGCTTTAAATACTCCAGTAAATAGTATTAATAAATTAATTAAAATGCAATATAGGCATGAAACTCGATTTGAATGGTACGGTAATACAATGAGTAATTTAATATTTTATGATTTTTCTAAAAAAATGCCATATGATAGAATTACCCAAGAAGACGCCAAATTGGTAGCTATTAAAACCCCATCTTTTACCACACCAGATAAAATTATTAAAATTGATGAATTTAATTCTAGAAAAGATTCGTATAGGGATGCAAGATTCGCTACTGAATTTTATTGTTATCCACATGGACATTTTAAATTACGAGAATTATTAGGAGATTCTGGTAGAGAAATAAAAGCATTAGATATGCTGGTTACAAATCATGGTGCAAATAATGTTAAATATGCAGATGATACTAATGGAGTTGAGAGAATTCCAAATCATATTACTGCATATAGGTATACCGCAATTTCAATGTTTGCTGAAACTGAGAATCAAAGAGATCCAAATGCAAATCCATTTAAATTTGATGATTATATACAATTGAGTGCGCAAAGAATAAGTACTACATTACTAAATGATTATACTATTGCTAATAATAGAGATTTTAGCGTGAATAATAATTACCCAACCATGGAAACCCTTGATCATTATTCATATCCTATAAATGATAAATCAAATAATGGATATAATATGGGAATTCAAGTAAAAGACTTAAAACGACCAAGCAAAGATTTTGAATATAAATTACATGATTTAATTGCACGAACGGCAAAAACTTCCGATTCAAGATCATCACAAGGTCATTTAATTCAATGGCCACATTCAAGAAATGGTGATAGTGATGTCCGTGAATATATTAGGGCGCCTTTATACTCGCATGAATGTGTTGCATTTGACCATAATAGTTTAATGTTTATATTTAATCAAATTTTGAGTCGATTTTTAACTGCATTTATTGACCCTTCTACAGGTAATAAAATATATAAAAATTTAGTAAATGGATTTATTAATGGGGTTGCAAGCAAAGTAACATCGCAGCCAGATACTGGATTTCCTGATTTATATAGGTGTGGAACCTATAATGCACCATCACAAAAATATGTTGCTGGACATAGTAATAGTAATAGCATTGAAAATCAGCATTCTATGATGTTTCAAAAAGTATTGGGATTACGGGGGGATGTTAAGCCCGATAGTATTGTATTTCAATCTTTGGCATATATTTTACAGCGTATTGGTAAAGATTTAGATAGGGGAAGTGGTTCAAATTTGCATTTATTAAATACTCTTACAGATGTGCCTATTTATATGAAAGAGTCATACAAAGCAAATTTACCATCTTTTATTAAAATTTTTGACTATATTATTCAAAAAGCCGAATTTTTTAAGAATATTATACAAAAAACTGATATTAAATTAAATCGATATTCTCAATGTGATTTTGCTAATTTTATAAATAGTTGCACAGGCTTAACAGATGTTAGAGTTAATGATGTTAGATATGAATTACATTCCTATTTTGTCCCAGCTAAATATTTAATGGGATTAGATTCATCTTCATTAGTAACTAATATTGGCGGAGTGGCTGCGAATATAAAGCCAATTAATGATGCATATAATGATATTATGCGTTTCTTATACTCACAAATGGGTATAGCAGCCATTGATGTCGTTATAGGAAATGCTGCCCAGTTTAGGGGATTATTTGCAACACCTGTTGCAGGCGGAAATAGTAGACATACTACAGATTTAGCAGTTCATAATGAGATTGCTGATGCGCGATATGATGCAGGAGTAGTGATAAATAATGTGAATGCTAGTTGGAATCCAGTAATAGGCGCGTTGCCCAATGATGGTCTTTTTCATTTTACAAGATTAGTTGCCGATACTGTATTTTTAATTTGTGTGAATGCTATTAGAGCAAGTGTAGCTGCATATAATGCATTAAATGCTGGTCATGAAATATCTGATAAAGATTATCTATTAGATAATATTAATCAAGGGCATGCACCTATAGGAATATACTTATATAATTTTATTTCAAATAAGATTAATGATAATATAAAAGGTATAAAAGATATTTATGATAACTGGCTTATACTGGCGGCGGCCGCGGGGGGGCAACACCATGATGTTATATTATATGACCCATTAATTGCATTAGTCAAAGCAATTATGAGAAATCAGTATGCTGCAGATTATCCAGATCAGACATTAAGCCTAGGAGATAAATTAGTTAGACAATTACACCCATTATATAATTCTGCTGATTATTTTGACATTACTCCATTTAATGCCAATTTGGATAGAATTCATAGTAATGACGATAACGAGGCAGACACTTTTGGTAACGGTATGATTCGAAATTTAGAAACTAAACCAAAAGAAGATAAAGTAAAAATATCTTGTACAAGAGGCACAAGGGGATATAATTTAAAGTTTGTAAAACCTGGCCAAAATGGAACAAATGTATTTAGAGATTATAAATTTAATCATGAGTTTTTAAAAATTACAGATAAGAATGCTAATAGAGTTAATGGATTTCTTTCTATTGAAGGAATAGAACCCCTTTCATTAAAAAATGAATCATCCGACAGTGTAAAAAATAAATTTTTAGCCATATTAGATTCTATTATTGCCAATGCATATAATATATCAGATTGCTGCGATGAAGTATTAAAAGAATTAGGAGATACCCCTGTATACTTTGAAACATATGATGGCTCTATTGAAAATTATCAAGTTAGAAATAATGCGGATCAATTTATGCCATTATCACTTTCACTCTGGTTTATGAATAACAATTCTTCGCTTACACAATCTCAAGATATGGGACCATCTCATATATTATTCTCTGGTCATAATTTGGGTACTTCTAATTTTAAAATGCTATATGGAACACGCCAAGTATTATCGCGCAATTTAGCACTAACCTATGAAGAAATTCCTGGAGTAAAAACAATATTAACCAGACATAATTCTTCGGCAAGCGATCGCCCAATTGAAGAATCTCGTTATTTACAATTTATTAATCGAATGATTACTGGGCTGCGCTTTATCGTTAATAGTCATGGATATAAGAGAATTATTGCATATAATTCTAATGGAGTTAGTGCTCCTACGCCCGTTCAGTCAACATTAGGTATGATTAATAATACTATTTGGAATTATACAGGAAATACCCAATTTGTTGCACTATCAATAGATAAAGTATTGCATTATAATGAAAATGATCTTAATAAAAGAAATACTGTATATGCATTAAATGATGGAAATAGAAAAAAAGAATTGATATTGCAACTTTTAGAAGATTCATTTCAAGAAAATTCTGTTAATAAAATTCTTCAGGCATTTTACATTAATGAAAAGCAATCTCAAGGAATTTCAAGAAAAGATGAGAGAATTAGAGTAATTATTGATTCTAGCATCAATCCTATTAATGTTCATGCACTTATGCAAGATATACCATTAGCAAATATTTATAATTATCAATATACATTTGAAACAATGGCGGCATCTATGTATGGAATGTTAATGCGTAATGTTGGTGCAACTGAAGACATAAATGAGTCAAAACATCCTCTAAAACAAACAATTCTTGAATTTTTGCGATTATTGCGCGACCCATTTGCGCGCGTTAATAAATTAGCATTTACACTTGGAAATAATTATGAACAGCCTCTATTTAATATATTTATTGGAGATGGGTCTTTAGGAATGGGGCGCCCAAAATTCTTATCTGACCAATTATTTAATAAGTGTTTGCTAAATAATATTTATTATGAAAATACAAGACCTATGGTTAAAGGACCTGCGCCAAAAAGTGGTTCTGAAGTTAATGAAACTTTAATAAATGATGGGCAAAACAATTTTCGACTTGATAATACACCTGTTGGTGGAATTAATATTAATAAATTATCATTCGATGTAGGGTCTTTTGCGCGCGCAGGCGCAGATATAGAGTCAAATACTGTGCATGCTGGTTATGGTGCATATGTGGCTGCAATTGCTGGTAATGGGAGAGGGGCCGGTAATATATATGCTGAATATTTAGCTGATGATGCAGCAATTGAGGCAGTTGTAAGAGCAAACCCAAATTATGCCCCATATATAGATATATTTAGATTTATTGCATTAGCTGCAACTGATGATGATGCTGAAGCTAATTGGGGGGCGCGTGTAAATGCATATCATCCAATTTATATGCGAGCTGGAACTGATTTAGCGAACCCTAGAACAGCGGCTAATGGAACCATAGCTACCGTATTGGAAAGGCTTTATAGTAATGCATTAGTAGCTAGATTGAATGAAATGTTATCTGAATATCGAAAACTTTTGAAACGTACACCATTTTATAATAAATTTATGTCTATAGTAAAAACTAATCGTATTTATAAATATTTAATGTATGAGAATATACAATTTGGAAAAAGTATTCCTGGATATCAAAATAGGATTAATATAATTTTAGAACATATATGTGAAATTGCATTTTTACAAGCGCTTGGTTTTGGAAACGTAAATTTCTTTGGCGTTAATATAAATGGCGCTGGTGGCGTTGGTCGACGATTATGTACTGATGCCAATGGCGGAGTTGTTGCTGGATTAACTACTGCATTTAATGATATTGATAATGTTGATTGTACAGCATTAGCCCTTACGGATCTAAATATTCAGAAAATGTGTTCAAATTATGTATATTTAAGCATACAAAGATTTTTTACAAATAATCCTCCTAATTTAATTACTCGTGCAATAAAATTTAATCAACAGTATTCGGCACATGGGTATAATCCAAATTCAATTCTTGTTATGTCATATTTAAAAGAATATCAATATCGAGGAAAATTTGAACCTAATGACTATATTACAAATAATAATAAATCAAATCCCCTTGTTCGATTTGACTATGCCCAAGAAAATGTTGAAAATTTAAGAAATACATTACAAAACATTGGATTTCTTCGTTTTAATACAAATGTAATTCGCAATTTATTCTTTATTTCTAATATTTTACGCATTATTCGTCTTCAAATTAATAGAGAATTTACACAAAACCGCAGCATCCTTAAGAGTTCTCATTTTGCCATTTCTCCAAGTGTTACTGAATATGGTATGATGGACCCAAATGAATCATTTAATTCTACATATAGAGATGCTAAATCTTTTAATGATAGTATTGAAAATTATAGCAATAGCGATGAAAAGAGCACATATTATGATCTTATTGATGAAGATGATGCACTTTAAAAATAACATTTAAAAAAAATAACATTTAAAAAAAAATAACATTTAAAAAAAATAACATTTAAAAAAAATAACACTTAAAAAATTATATAGATATATATTCTAATTTTTTTGCAAAATTTTAATTTCTTATACCATAAAATCTGCCTTGCATGCATCCGCAACTTTTGGAAATAGAGCCCCTGTTTGGCTGTCTACCATATTGCCTACATTATTATCTGTCATTTGAATACTATCAATACAAGTCTGACCTAACCCATACCCAGTAATGACTGGGACTACCAATACGGGCTCAGGCTCATTATGGTGAACAATGAGATAAATATACTTCTCTAATGGAATTCCAAAACCAATTTCAGCAATTGGTATTAATAATGCGTCAATTACATACCATGTGTCAGTTGGCGCGCACCACCAAGCAAGTACAGAATGTCCAAAATATTTGTGGGTTTCAAATGGCTTGCTTATTCCTTGAGAAAAAATTCTAAATGTTCTTAAACGGTATGCGTTGATTTCATTTAAGACACCTTTGTTATTTTCGGCATCAGAGATTAAAAACAATTTCATTCTCAATATGCTATCGAAAAACGCCAGTGGATATAATCCTTTAATAGCATACTTGACATTGTCCATAATTCTATGACAATCATTACTAAGCCTCAATTTTGTTAATATTATTTGAGCGGAGACCAATACAGCCTCAATTTTTTCAGTTGCTTCGTTTATTTCCAAGACGTCACTCATTTTTTTATACATTATAATATAATCAAATATATATAGCATAAAAAATGGGAAAAAAGGGTATATTATATAAATATATGTATGGCAAAAGGGATAGCTCTCTCAAAGAGTCATCTAAAAGTCATTTATGTGGGGAATTATATGATATGGGATATCGAACTCGCCAAGATTTGTTGCGGCATATTAATTCAAAAAAATTGCCAAAATTGCCAAATACATCAATTATTCAAATAAAATATAGCCCAAAAAAATGTATAAAGAACGCCGAAGCCTTAAAAGTAATTAAATCGTTAAAATTAGTTTTTAAAAAAATCAAAATAATTCCAGTTGGAAGTATTCGCCGAGAAGAAAAGACGCATTCTGATATAGATATTTTATTGATTGCGGCCGCGCCACTACCAGATTTTAACTGCAATAATTTAACATTAGTGGAAGGCCAATCTCGACATCAAAAATATATTTTTACATTAAATAAAACAAATTATTTAATTGATGTATTTATATGCACAAAAAAAGAATTGCCCTATATGTTATTTCATTATACAGGAAGTAAACAATATAATATTAGAACGCGCGCATATGTCAAAAAAAAAGGATTACTATTAAATCAATATGGCTTATGGAAAAATAAAAAATTATTATATCCAAATATAAAAAGCGAAAAAGACTTAATTCGCAAAATTGGCATTTCATATAGGGAGCCAACAAATAGGCAAAAATAAAATCGCATCTGTCATTTTCAGTCACCTTTTGGCCCGCTGCAAGCGAAGGTAAAGCCTTTTTTCAAAAGGCTTACTTGCAGTCACCTTTTGGCCCGCTGCAAGCGAAGGTAAAGCCTTTTTTCAAAAGGGTTATTTAAATTTGAAAATATAATATAAATAAATATAAGTATAAATATATAGTTTATAAATATAAATATATAAATGCCAAATTCTGCCCCGCCATGTTGTTATGGCTGCGGCTCTCAATTTGGCCATTGGAAATTTAGATATTTCTGCAAAGTCCGAAGGGACCGATATTTGGAGAATAATAAAGCAACCTTAGCAACAATTACATCAAATTCTGAGATTGAACTAGATAGTGCCGAAAATGTATTTATGGGCGATACTATGGACAAATTAGGTGTTATTAACCAATGTTGCCGAATCCGGTATATTACCAACTGTAATCAGGAATAGTTGCCGCCGCTATAAGATATAAAATGCCTCCATATCCGATTTTAAATTATTTTTTTGCCACATTTTAGCCAAAACCATATTTGAATATCATATTCTTAATTAAATATATATCTACTATAATAGTATATTGAATCGAGCAATTCTTAAAAATGTCAACATCTACTAAATCAAGCAAATATGTTAAAATATACACTGAGGAAAATAATATTGAATATATTCATAATTTATTTGAGCCTCAAATTATATACGCCAGAGCAAATCCCCGGGCATTTGAAGACCCCACTTTTGTGTCGGATTGCAAAAAAGTGTTTAATCCATCATTTAAAATCCCTTCATTGATTCCTGCAATAAAAGGAGAAACCAAATATCAAAGAAAAAATTGCAGCGTTACAGCTAATGGCGCCTTTTTTAATTGGGTTATTACCGACCATAATAAGAGCTTGCAATTATATTTTAATACATCTGATGAATTATGCCGCAGTGGCCTTAAACCAACTGCAGATAATGTTGCCGGATGTGAAAAATTTAGAGGCCTAAAAGATTTTAAGCCTAGGCCATTATATAAAGCAATTTCATTATCCTTTAGCGAATTTATTCGTGGAGGCGCAAAAAGTATTCCCGATGCGCCCGAGGGCACTGAATATGAAAATACTAGAATAATTGAGAAAGATTCGGCCACTTCATTATTATTTGAGGTATTATATATAATGACCGGAGTTATTGAGCATGAATGGAATTTTTCTATTCAAAATGGAATTATCTTTTTAGATTTTGTATTGGAAAAGAAAAAAGAAAATGCGTCAATTTCTGCAAAGGAGGTGCTAGAATTATATAATCAAGAATATCCAACTATTCATGCGCTTGCCCAAATAATTATTGATGATAAAGAAAGAAGTCGATTGATAAAATCATATAAAAAAGAAGGTGTTGATGTTTTATTAGATGGCATTTTAGTTGTGGCGGTTAAAGATTTAACTAAATGTGTTAGCAATAATACAATTGGCGATGAAGAAAAGCCACTCGCAATGCGTTATTTTACAGCAAAGATTCCTCATCAATCTGATGGGTTTTTCGATAAAGAAGTTGTAAAAATTTCTAATTTTAATGAATCATTTAAACAAAATAGATTAGATAATCCTATATTATATAATACATTTGATTCAAATGGCGACAATTTTATTACTGCCAATAATATTGATTCCATTATTACGCCTAAGAGCGTTATTAGCGGTAAATTTTATTTAAAATGCAGTTCTCATCCAAAGGGATTTAGCGTATCATTAATAACTGAAGAGTTTATGGTTGCAAATTCTGATCCCGTAGAAAAAAAGAAAACGGTAGCCGTTAGAATACCATCATCTATGATGATGGCTATGAATGCGGCGGCTATTAATGATGCTGCCTCATGTGATGATATTGATGATGATGCCAGTTTAGATATTGATGATTTGCAGGCGGACTTAAATAGTGTATTTGATGCGTTTGGCATTCAGTCAGATGCTGCGGCTGGCGTTGTTACCAACGATGAGACTGGGGTTGTTGCCAAAGATGCCGCCGTCGTTGCCAAAGATGCCGCCGTCGTTGACAACGATGCCGCCGTTGTTGACAGCGATACCGCCGTTGTTGACAGCGATGCTGGTAATAAATAATAAATTTATAAAATATATATATATATAAGCAAAAAATGAAAATACTAATTTTAATATTAGTATTAATGGTAATAGTGATATTATCACTAATATATTTTTTTTGTATAATTTGCAAGTCAAATACTAACAAATCAAATTTTATCAATGGACAACATAATATTAATTTTTATGACCATAAACAAGCGCATGCATTTATTTTAGAGGATAAAGATCATTATATAAAAAATATGTCAAATTATGATTTAATTGCAAGATTAAATGCATCAAATGAAAAATATAAAATACTGAGCGCAAATGATATGCTAGAGTTTACCACTATAGAAAAAAATAAATTATTATATCTTATGAATAAAGTAAAGTTATCTGCACTTGGAATAAATTCACTTGGCATAAATTTTATAAAAATTGGAAATATATATGAAAATGGATTTCCTCATACTAGAGAAAATATAATTTTGATTCCATATACTTTTTTTTTAAAAGATGAAAAAGAGCAATTAAATACATTAACGCATGAATGCATTCATATATATCAAAGATATAATCCAATAGAAACTGAATCTATATTAAATAAATATGGTTTTAAAAAAATAGGAAATTTTTCAATGCTATTCCCAAATGAATATAAATCGCGTAGGTCAAACCCTGACTTGGATGAGAATATCTGGCAAGACCCAAATGGAGAATTAATGTTTCCTATATTTTCAATACTGCCCCCAACAAGCATGAATGATATTACTAATGATAAAATGGAACACCCATATGAATGGATGGCATACAATTCAGCATATTTTGTATAACCTTTGTATAAAAATACTTTTATATAAACATACATACTTTTATATAAATATTAATGTATTAAAATGGAAAAATATGATGCGAAATTATCCCCGCACCCATTTGGATTAATTAATAATGGCGTAATATGTTATTTTAATAGTTTTTTACAAACGTTAAGCGGCTGCACCGCATTTACCTCAATGGTTTTAAAAAATGAGGACTATATGTCTAAAACCGTAACTGGTCAGGCAATGTATAACTTTGTCAAATTATATACTGATCGGCAAGAAGGCACCCCATCTCAATTGGCATCACAAACGCGAATTATATTAGAAGCGCTTATGGTCGCTTTAAATGAAAGACGCCCCGGGCATAATACATTTGGAAGAGGGCAAGAAAGTGCGCATGAGGTATTTATATTATTATTAGATATGATGGAGCCAATTGATTATGCGCCCGACTCTGAGTCTACTGAGTTTTCATCAATTATATCATCTATTAAGAGCCCGATCACAAAATTATTTTTACATAAGTGCGAATGGAATACATGTTGCCTGCAATGTCATAAAAATTTATCAAAAAAAATAGATTATGGCGTCATTTTTGATATGCATCATCTGGAATCTCCAGATACAATTAATTATATAATGACCTCTCTAAATATAAAAAGAGAAGAATTAAATTCACCCTTGGTATTTTCCAAGTTTATTAAGACACATATATCTCCGGTAGAAGGATATATGTGCCCCAATTGTAATAGCGATTCTAATATTTATAGAATTTATAATTTAAGAAGAATTCCGGAAATTGTATTTTGCTCATTTAATATATATTATCAGCAAAACCGTAGAGTTCGTTATATACCCCCATATTTAGAATTTGATTCATCTATAAATGATAAAATTCGATTTAATATTATTGGCCAAATTGAGCATAGCGGCTCTTTGGGCGGCGGTCATTATTGGGCGCGAGGTTTAAGAAAAGATAGAGTATATGAATTAAATGATTTAAGCGTATCTCCGAGCGCGTTTCAAAGTACGCCATATACATATATGGTTATATATCATTTGATCTAAATATCATTTGATCTAAGTATACTAATTATTTTTTTTAAATTGCTAATAAATTTATGCTTTAAAATTAAACTTTGGATTATTGATAAATTCTTTAGGACCCAATTCGGTAACAAATAAGGATTCGTTGCTCTGTGCAACTGGTTGAGGGCGCCGCAATCCTAGCCAATTAATACCACTATTAGACAATGCCTCATCCATATTATCTACAGTCCTCGCGGTCCCAGACCATGGCAACATTTCATTTGCCCATTTTAAGTGGTTGTCTAGCGTTCTATCGTCGATAACTAAACTATTAATATATGAATTGTAATCTGCATTTAAGTTTGTATTTGCGGCATTTAATGAGCTTCCCAAATTATTATCCATTTTAACGGAGGGGTCATTTCTATTTGCCATCCACATTTCTTGTTCAGCAGAACTAATTTTTGCATTTAATACATTGTTTCCGGCGCTAGCATTATTTTTAGACATATAATTATAAAAATCGGTGCATTTTGTATCCTCTCCAAATCCCGAACATTGTTTAGTTCCCATATCTATATTATTGCCACCATTTTCGGGATATATATATTTAAACATGGCCGGGTCTGTATTTGGGCCCTGTAACATATCAATGTTTTGATTCATGGCCGCGCGCTTCCAATAATTTTGAGACTGTAATGCCGGTGGTATATCCCACATATTATTTATAATGCCGCTATCTGAATGAGAAAATCCATTTTTTTTATTTTTATTTTTATTTTTATTTTTATTAAATAAATTAAAAAATCCATTTTTACCAGTGTAATATTTGACGCCATTATAATACACATAATTTTGTTGAGAGTAATTATAATAAAGCGCCGCCGCAATTAAAATAACAATTATAATAATAATTATAATTAAAATACAGGTTAACATTTTGATTTTTTATGTGATATTATATTAAAAATAAAATTTTTTTTAAAGGTATATTATTAAAAAAAGATATATTATATAATTAATGAAATAAAATAATTTATATTATTATTATTTATTTTTAGGCTTTATATATTTGATAATAACTAATTTATAGGTAAACTGAGTCTAAATTATCTCATATAATGGAAATTATATCAGATAAAAATATGAAACGAAGAATAAGGAGAGCAAAAATGCGTGCCATTAGGTATATGAGCACCACACACCCTTTTCGTCCATTGGGGGGGCAAATGGGGTATCCACCGTAATCATTACGGAAGTGACTATACACAAATGTGGATTAAATTTTATCATAAAAAAGGCATTTCCATTATTGATGGAAATTTTCCAGAAATATTCCCCAAGCATCTTGCTGAAGAGATGAAAATTGATAAAAAAATATTTCCTCAATTGCGTTATGCATAGAAAGAAACGCCACATCGGCAATTTATTTTTCTATAGGAAAATAAGAATTAATTGCATTTTTTATATTTGTTTTCCTTTCGAGTATAGTGGGTCTCATATCTGACTTTGTAACTATTTTTTTTAAATCATTTATATAATCAAATAATGCCTTTATTCTAATATTATTCATATGAATGCCAATGAGTTTTAATATATTAATTTTAAATTGCAATAAAATCTGTTTTTCGCTCTCATCAATTACGTCCATAAATTGCAAGTCATCAGTTTCGGCGGTTGCAGTATCGGCAGTTGCAGTATCGGCAGAGTCGCCTGTGGCAGAGTCGGCAGTGGCGGAGTCGCCTGTGGCAGAGTCGGCAGTATCGGCAGAGTCGCCTATTTTTTTCCTTTCCTTATTTACATTTTGCATAATAATATTTTCATATTTAATTGCAATAATATGAATATTATTAATTGCCTCGGAGAAATTTGTTATTATTTCATTTGGCTTAATTATTTGATGCGTATTATAATAGCTATATAACAGCTCACCATTAATATTGTCCTGAGATGGCATTTCTCCATTATTGCCGCTTTGATATATAATATTTATTTTTTGAAGATACGCGCTACAAAAGTTTTTTATATTTGGCATATATTTTTTTTCTATATTTGCAATAATATTATTATTTACGGTATTATATAATGAGTCTTTATTGAGCATCATTTCATAATTAATGATCTTATTGTGAAATAGACTTGATATAATAGTAGGTAGTTCTTCTTTTGATTTTTTGACAACATATGAATATATTTTTTTATACATATTGCCCATCTGGCGCAATTCATTTGGATTAATATTTTCCAATGATTTTATAAAATGCTCTAGATATTTCTTAGCGGCATCTTGCGTATATTTATCTATTTTTTTTTCATCTAATTCCTTAGAGGCAATTATGTCTGGACTTGGATAAAATTGCTCATCATAATTAATGAAGCGAGCGCATATACCAATTACATAGTTTTTAATATAGAATGCAATATCAATTGGCAATTGTTTTGTTTTTGCAACGCCAATAAATTCCATCTTATCTCCAACTTTAATAACTTTTTTACAGCCCCTAGTATCAAATAAGTCTTCAATTGCATTTTTTTGAACTAAAACATAATTAAATCTGTCACCCGCTTCTGGCAATTCATATAATAATGGCCTGCTCTCTTTTCCCATGCTCATTCGTTTTTTATTTTCTTTATTTTCAATATCAAAATATATTCTCATTCTATTCATAAATAAATGAACCGATATATTTTTTTTATTTGGCCTCCATGCGGCGCTCTTAATAAAATCATCAAAGTTCCATTGGCTTTTATTTATTACGGCATCGGTAATAATATGCTTTACAATATCATGAACTGTCTTTGTATTTGAAATGGCCATGCTTTCCCACATGATTCGGTTTCCAATTATTTTAGCAAGCCCAGACTGGCCCTGCTTAATAATATCAATGCCACGAATAAATAACTTTTTTGGTCTAAAATTAACTTCATTCTCATGCGCGATACCATAATATTTTTTCTTTCCTGTAAATACAACGGGATATAATACCTCTTCATAGGCCATTTTTAAATATCGAGAACCATTATCATTATATAAGTGGTCATTGACATCATTTTTTAATGAGTTCATAACCCTCATAGTAATTCTAACCATGGCAGACCAATATTCTTCTCTATTTAATTTTCCATCCACAAAATCTTGGTCGCACTCAGTAAAGTATTTTGCTGGGGGGACTAGATATAATGAATCTGTATCACCATATTTGATAAAAAACCCCTTTTCTTCAGTTACAAATTTAGCAACCAATTTAATATTATATTGACCAGAAGAAGTTACACCTCCAGCTAGCTCTAATAAAAAGAATGGCGATAAAGGATTACCAGCTTCGCCATAAAAACTATTCATATATACTTTAATTGCATTTTGCTTTGCATTAGAACTATCATATTTAAATACCACATCTTTATAATGATTAAATATATTTTGAATAAATTTATCATCGGCGGCTGCATTTGCTGTATAATTGTCATTGCCATTCTCATTGCATAGAGGTCGCGCTATATTCTCATTGGAAGTGGCGCCATCGGAAGCGCCTCCATTGGAGCCCCCAATTTCTAATAATGATTCCAATATTGATAATTTTTCTTTTTCATTTTTAATTTTTCGTTTTATATCATCTTGTTCTTCTTCCAGTGTAGCCCCCGGAGATATAATAATATTATCAACGGACATATTAGATAATGTTGCCATTTCGGTTATAGTATCATTTTTCATCCCATATATAGAATCTTTAATAAATACTTTATAGTCATACATGTTATCATGTGTATCGCTTATTTTTTTTGCCTCACCAAATACGCTATCCATAATTTCGATTTGAGATTTGTATTTTGTCAAGTTCTTTTTCTCTGCGGCTCTTTTATTAAATAAATCAATTAATACTGTTGGATATAACCCAAGCATAGTTTCATCATTATTATGTTTAATAGAATAACCTTTTATAGCTCGACCATTATATATAAATTCAATATTATGAATATCATAACCAAGCGCCTTAAATGCATTTGCCGTAGACTCGCTTAATATTATTTTTTCAGGAGATAAATTATCCGTCATAATAATGGATGGATATAATGAAGAAAAATCTAATCCAGTAACTGGGCGATCTTTCTGAAATGCTAAATATGCTTTTATTAAATCTAATTTTAATTGTGTTATCTCCTCTAATAGCTCTTGTTCATTATATTCACTATGTTCACTATATTCATGGGATATAGGCAATTTATCAAAATGTTTTATTATGCATTCATATTCATCCTTGCTTCTCTTTTTATTCCTTTCTATTGTATACTTTGCATCTCTTATTTTCTTTGCAATATTTTCAATGTTTAATAAATGATTGGGATTGGGCGTCAATCCTTTTTCAGGGGGAAAAACAAATGCACCCGGATATTTTCCGGACTCAAATTGCTGTTTTGGGATCATACTAATTAATATATTCTTTTTAGTGGCGTATGCTCCTAATAGATTACAGACGCGCTTTCCATTTGCATAATAATGCGCATCATATAATGTCATATACGCTAATGAAGTTAATTCTCGATAATCATTAATAACATTTCGCTTTACCATAAGTTCTTGACACCTAAATGCATCAATAACGCAATAGTGTGCGATATGGCGCATTCCTTCTGCGGGCAATACTTCGTTTTTGGTGGAGGTTGCAGTTGTGAGCTCCGCAGTTGTGATCTCCGCAGTTGAGAGCGCCTCAGTTGAGAGCCCCGCAGTTGAGAGCCCCGCCGCTCGTTTATAAAAATTCCACATTTTTTTAATGGGCATATCTGCTTTGCCACCTAAATTGCATATCTCTAAAAAGTATTTTAATGAAGTTTTTTCTGCCTTTGGATATAATTTTCGCAAACATACTCTAGCATCTATTGTAATACAGCCAATTATTTTTAAATAACTACAATATACAGTAGTATCGGCGCCTGTTATTTTAACCTGTTGTTTATTCATATTATAAAAACTCATTATATTTCCATAATTTACATTATATGATGTAATTGACATTTTATTCCATATCCATTCCAATATTCCAAATCTTTTTGCCTTTTCTATAATAAATGGCCAATCATAATCGCTATCATTAAATCCATATATTAGATCAGGCCTAAACATCTCAAAACACAAGGCAAATGCTTTTATAAGATCTGATTTTGAACCATCGCCCTTGCATATAATTGTAAGCCATCGGTCATCGGATTCAGTTTCACAATTTGTTATACAAATTTGATATAGAGGCGCAATTTCATCTTTCCAATGAAAAGTCATACAAATCATAAAGGCATTATCTTCATCGTATTCAGCCGTGGGCAAATCTCCCATATTGCGTTCGCTATATGTCTCAATATCCCATGTCATAGCAATAGCTTTATCTTTTATAAATATAGTATTAGTTTGCTTTGTTTCATTAGAAATTGTTTTGATATTTTTAAGCATTGCATTTATTTTACATATTTTTGGAGGAATATAAGATGATGATGCCGCCGAATAAATATTTTCAGAATAACTATTAATTACCATCCAATCACTTAATAATAAATTATTTTCCCTAGATACTTTTCTATGGTAATTATTTCGATCATCTGAGGCAGTATCCCAGCCGGCAGCCAATACAACCGCCAATGCTTTTTTTCGCGTTTGTAAATTTTTATTAAATACGCGTTTAAATGCAATGGGCGTTGCATTAAAGCCCCGAATTGGATATGCCATAATATCTTCTATGTATGAATCAGATGCTTCAGCCATTATCATATTTAATAATATCGAATGAAATGATGAATTTATCATCCCAGTTGGGATTGCAACATCAAAATATGGCCTAATGTCATGAATTGTTAATTCTGCCTTCATGCCATTTAATAAATATCCATATATGACTATTATATATTTTCCATCCTTAGACATTTTATCTATTACATCATTAGGCATAAAATATAAATCATTATTTTCATTTTTTATTTTAATATTATTATCTATAAAAGAATCTCTATTTGGGATGATATCATTTAAACAAAGGCTATTTAAGTGCTCTTCACCATTATAATAAATTTTATTATTTAATGATGATTTTACACCTAAACTATCATCTGGAATATATTCAGTTTCTATATCATCAAATTGGTCATCAAGTTGATCATCAATTTGGCCACCAAATTGATCATCAAGGATATCTTCCATCATTTATATTATAGTAATATAATATACTATTATAGTAATATAATATACTATATATCATTTCAATTATGTTTTTACCTATATATTTATGCATTTAAGTGATTTTAGACATATTTTTAACTTTTATACACTATATTAAAATATAAAAGTATATAAAAGTATACAAAGTATACAAAGTTTACAAAAATGGAGGATAATATTCAGCAATTTGACACAAATGAAACCATCAAGACAATTACAACTCAAACCATTACAACCCAAACAACAATATTAGAAACAACTCAACAACATCAGACCGTACAAGAAACGCCGCTTAATGCAAATTCTACTGAACCAAGCGAGGATAAATACCCTCCATTTTTATATGTATTATCTGATAATGTAGGGTATGTTGGGTCTTATTATTCTATTTCAGATATAGAAGAAATCACAAGCGCATATCATTTAGTTACTTTTATGATTCAATGCTTTAAGACATCAAAATCAGAAGATTTATTAACGGTATGGGTTGTTTTATATAAAGATATAGATGCGGTTGCATATGTGTCAAATAATAGAATGGACGCTGTTAAAGTACATTCAGTGTTAATGCAAATGGGCATTGCCTATATGGATTGCATTGATTATTGGAAACAGCCAGTAGGTCTTGCAAAATCTGCAAAAGAACGTTTAGATGCAATTCATTCAATTAAAGATAAAAAATTATTAGATGATTCATATAATATTTTTATTCAAAAATTAAATTTATCTAATGCGAATATTCCAAATGGTCCAATTGAACAATTAATTAATGAAACGCAAAAAATAAGTATTATTGATGCAATTATTCCGTCAATTGTTCCTAATGCCAAAGTAATAGGCGATGCTGATGCCGCCGATGCTGAAGCCGCTGATGCCGCCAATGCTGAAGCCGCCGATGTCGCTGATGAAGCCGCTGATGCCACAGATGCTGAAGCCGCCGAAGCCGAAGAGCAAGATTTATATAAGAGAATACGAGATAAAAGAATACGAGACTCTGAAGAGGTTAAATTTTGCAAAAATTGCCAGATCTTATCTGATGATTTTTATACTGTAATATCTGCTAATTTGGATACTAATAATGCGGCTGCATTTGAACGCACATTAATGTCATTTATTGCAAATCATTGTTATTTGTGTTTTCATAATATTCGTAATTTTTATAGACAGGCATCACAAAAAAAAATAAAAGATGAGATTAATTATCCAACTGATAGCCCATATATTTCAACTAGTAAAAATAATATTGCCCCTAAAACAAATGATAAATTATCAGAAGCGATGAAAAGCTTAAATGAATTAATGCAGGCAGTACCATCGCCAGAAGAATTACAAAATCTTAGCGCTGATGAAATATTAAAAAAATATGGAAGTGATATGGTACCCGAAACAAAAGAAGCCGAATAAATACTACTATTTTATATTTTAAAAAAATTAAACTAATTAAATTATTTTTTTTTAATTTGTATTTGGTCTTAATTAATATTTTCTGCATTATTAAACAGTCCTAACCATTAGAGATGACATTGCACAGCATTTTCCACCACAGTATCCTGGGCACATGTTTTCGGGCCATATGCAATTAGGTCTACGAATCCCAGTAGTTTGTCTATGGCAGTCAGTAGTCGGCCGAGCATCGCCACAGTAGTATCCTACAATGTCACTAGCATAAATTTCTAGGAATTGATTGCGAGACATAAATGCTGGATACCCAGTTGTTAAAATATCGCTATCGACATCTGAAGCATCATTTGCGGCATCTGAGGCGCCATTTGCGGCATTGGCCGATTGCATTTCACTATAATGACGACGAAATTCGTTTATTTTTCTTACAGCATCATATCCTGTGAATTCTTCAGTTTTATCTAATCTAGGAAAATCATCACTAGTGCGAATTACTCTAAACACTTTTTCTTTTGTCTCCTGCATTATCTCTATTTTTTATAAATATATTTAATATTCAAATATGATATTTAGTATAACATATATGATGATTATCTTTTTAATATTTCCAACTCAGCTTTTTGAATATAAGCATTTACCAAAATATGATCAAATATATATTATTGAAGAACCAACTTATTTTACAAAATATAAATTTCATAAATTAAAACTTGCCTTTCATCGCGCTTCAATGAAGTCTTATTATGATTATATAAAAAAATATACATCTATTAAATACTATGAATTCAAGGATAATTATATGTCAGATTTAAAAAACAATGAAATATATTTTTTTAACACAATTGATTATAATTTAAATAAAAAAATAATCTCCTCTGCAAAAAATGTAACTATGTTAGAAACGCCTGAATTTATAACAACCCATAAAGATTTAGAACAATATTATAACGAGCACAAAGATAAAAAATTCACACATGATTCTTCTTTTTATAAATGGCAACGAAATCGATTACAAATATTAACGCCCATTAGCACTTTAAAAAAGGCGGGCGCGGCATCTTTAAAAAAAGCTTTACCCAAAGACCCCGCGGCTAAAGACCCTTTAAAAAATGCTTTACCCAAAGACTCTTCTAAAACATATGCATTATCATATGATCATGAAAATCGATTGGCCTATTCAAAAACACAAAAAGATATCTTTAATCCTCGTAATATAAATACTAAATATATAATAGAAGCAAAAAAATATGTAAATGCAAATTTTGCGAGTAATTGGGGCGCCATGGATAATTTTATATTCCCAATAGACCATATTGGCGCCAAAAAATGGCTAAATGATTTTATAAAAATCCGATTGGCAAATTTTGGAAAATATGAAGATGCCTTTCATTCTAAAATAAAATTTGGATATCATTCCGTATTATCACCATTGCTAAATATTGGACTACTTACTGATCAAGATATTTTAGATGTGCTACTTGATAAACATAGTATTCCTATAAATTCATTAGAGGGATATATAAGACAACTTATTGGATGGAAACAAAGTATGCGCTATTTATATGAATTTCATATAACTAAATTTTGCGAGCGTGTATCTCCTCGCATCATTGGGGTAAATTTTCTCAAACATAATAAAAAAATATCAAAGAGATTTTGGGATGCCACAACTGGAATCCCCCCTATAGATGAGTGCATAAAAAAAGCCCAACAGTATAGTTATCTGCATCATATTGAGAGACTTATGGTAATGGGTCAATTTTTCTTATTAACAATGATTGAGCCTGATGCCGTATATGAATGGTTTATAAGTGCCGTAAGTATTGATTCCTATGAATGGGTCATGGTTCCAAATATATATGGAATGATTATGTATGCAGATGAGGGCTTTATGATGAGCCGGCCATATTTTTCAAGCAGTTCATATATTAAAAAAATGAATGGGGGTGAATTTTCAAAAACAACTTCAACTATAACACTTGAAGATGGGAACCAATATAAATGGGATACAATATGGGATGCACTATATTATAATTTAATTAATACTCATTATATTAAATTTAAAAAAATATATGCAACGGCTAGAAATGTATATCATTGGGACAATAAATCTAAAAGCGAACAACAAAAACTAATTAAATTAGCTAAAATGTATCTTAATTATATTTAATGTATCTTAATTACATTTAATGTATCTTAATTATATTTAATGTATTTTAATAAGTATTATCGGCATATGACATTGGATTATTACAAGTACTACATGGAATACTTGGAACAAATATTGTGCCCTCAACAATCTCGGTTGAGCTCGATTTGTGGCAATCATGGCAATTATAATATGCTTTGATATTATCTTGACGACTTCTACATGCATCTTCATTATGAGTGCAATAGCATGCACATTTATGACAAAATACTAGATTAGAAGGGGTGCTTCTGCGGCTATTGCCTTTGCCCCTGCTCCTATTACTGCCAGTCATTTAGCTTATTTTTTATAATACTTATTTATATTTGGTTAAATAATACTTATTTATATTTGGTTAAATAATACTTATTTGGTTAAATAATATATTTGAATATAAATAAGTATTATAAAAAATGAGCAAATATCTATTATATTACAGTGCTGGGGCATGGCATATTTCTGTACAATCAGAGGCGGCTAATTATTCGGCAGTTGCATCGGCTTGGGTCGGAATTGATAGATCTCCAGAAGATATTTCTAATGAAAAAATGCGCTTTGAAAGCCCTCACAATGGAAATGCGGTTCTTGAATTAAGAGAACCACTTGATCTTAATAACACATATCAATTATGTGAAACTTTTGGAGAAGACTCGGATTCACCCCCACCTAGAAGAATTCCTCGAGCCGCGGAATTAATCCGCTCTTTTACAATTTTGGAGATTTAAAATGCCGATTTTTTTGTAATAATATTTTTTTTATTATATTTGAATAAATAAATTTATATATCAAAATAGCTATACCTGTATAGATATACCTGTATTAGATATACCCGTAATTATCCGCTGTAAACGCTCCAAGAATGTTCAATTTTAGAAAAGCGCCTGTTGCCACATTGGGCTCAGCTACATTGAGACCCTCCACATTGGGCTCTGCCACATTGGGCTCAGCCACATTGGGCTCAGGCTCAGATTTGTCTAATTCATTAAGTAACAAGGCTTTGGTTGTGGGAAAGGAAATTCCCCGCGAATTTTTAGAGGACCCCTCTATTCTGATCGGCGATGATTCCGGCTCGATGTGTAGATATGGAGCCTTACTTCGCGATTTCTTTAAAAGATTCTATTTAAACCACCGAAGAACTAAAAAATTTACCCTAGTCCGAGAATTGCTACCAGGCATGCCAGAGTACACTCCTAATGGGATAACCAATCTTTGCACCGTTCTTGATAACATTTCAGCAAATGCAACTCCAGATAGCTGGAGCAACTGCTCTTTTATATCAGATGGCTGTCATAATGCAACACCAGATGCCGAACTTGCTAGGTCGATAAGAACTAACTGTTTGACACTAAGGCGCTCAAATTGCCGCCTCTGCATGAATGTCGTTTTTCTTGGGTCGTATAGTCAATACTCTAACTATATTCCAATTTTTGTCATAATGTGTTCAATTCTTGGCCAAGACAATGTAATGATGAGAATTAAATACATCAAAGAGGGCATTCCTCCTGTAGAGAGTCTTTTATGCCATAGCGATGGCTGGACCACTCTTACTGGGCGCCATTTAACAGCGGCAATTGCTATTGGTTCCAACATGGTAACTAATTTGATGCCAGAGGTTAATATATTTGCCGCCGAATACAAATCCCAATTAGAGGAGGCCGATGCAGTTGCCGAAGCTGAAGCCTCCGCCGCCACGAACGCCACAACTGAAGAAGGTGCGGCCCCTATGTCAAGAGCTGAGTTATTGCGCCAAGAAATGATTTCTACCTTTAATGGGGCTGGCAAATCCCCTAAATCACGGGAGATGTCTGAATTAGAACTTTTTAATTCTTTGTACAAAAAATGCATTCCTATGGATTCTTTGGACGCCATCATAACTGGCAAAATTCCAATCAAACCCATTAAATCTGACAAAATGTCCCAACAATGGATTGACCTGCTCGAGTCCTTAAGCGATGAAGAACTTTTTGCCACGTATGAAGTTTTTATCAATAACAGGCCGCTATTTAGTGCATTGGTTCGCTTTGAAGACCCCAGTTCTTTGTATATGATGGGAAGAATGATTAATCGCGATCCTGAGTCTGGAGCTGAGTCGGATGCTTTATTTACGGGCGAGATGAAGTGGTATCTTGCCGACAGAGATATTATAAAGCCAGGCGTTTTTATGTGGTGCAAATCTAGTGTATACAACCGCACACACGCGAACGCATATCGTCAATTATTAAAAGAATTGATTGCCACATTTGGATACCGCCCTCGAGAAGACAGTGAAAATTTACATCTAGCTGGAATTTTACTGGCTGAAGTTCGAAAGAATCTTTCTGTCTCAGAGAAGACTGCATATGATGCAAATATGATTACTCCAACTGAAGACCTAGCTGATTTCTTTGATAACGTTTATTTGGGCACTCTATGGGCAGAGGCTGCCCTCCCATTTACAGTAGATGATCTTCTTATGACTCTCTATCATGATAAGGATTTGCAACAGGGAAGCGCAGACCAAGCTACTGTCCTAACTGCAGTGAACTGCCAACATGGCGCGCACTTACCAATGTTAATTATAGCAACTCTTCGAAATTTGCCAAAAAATTGGCATATAACAGAATCCTCAAAAAGGAAAGCCAAGGAGATGGTTAACGCCGTGTTTTGGTTAGTTGCAAAATTCTCAACAAAATATGCAAGTAGTGACTCTCCTTTTCAGAATTGGCGTATTAATTTAGAGGCGCTAAGATTATACACGGGTTGGTCTGATTGCAAGATTTTGAGCTTGCTAAAGTATCAAGCTAAGGTTGTAGATGAAAATACAACCCTTTCAAGGTCTGTTTTAACGAGGGCTATATTTGAGCGTGTTAATGATGACAAATCATTATCTGAAATTTTCTCATTTTATGATATTGACACAGGCGATATGAAGTCAGCTATGTCTATGGTGGCTAACGGCATCAATAAAACATTGGGCTGGTGTAAATATAACTTAGCCATTGTTTCAAAAATGAGAACACTTGTGTTTACTGGTATTAGGGCAAAGTGGGATGATAATGCATTTACCACCAAGGAGCAAACGACTGGAGCAGTTGTACAAGAACACTTTGAGGCCGCGCATATGTCTGATTTACTCCATAATACAAGGCGTGTTCATATCATGAGAATTGGTACTACGAACCCTCCTATTTCAGCTGGAAATTACTTTGGTCGTGGTCCCCGTAGCTGTCTATTTTGTCAAGAACTGACCAGTTCTGTAGATGAGCATTGGCACTGTGCAAATGGAGTTGATCGCAATCATAATCTGCCTACACTTTGTTTTAATTGGACATTTCAGAACAGTGACAGTACTATCATGTCTATGGCCGATTCTATTCGTTATTGCTTAGATACGGGTAAAGGTCCATATGGTGCACCATTGCACGCATCCGAGATTGACTACTATTCATCTCGTTCTGGCCAAGAACAATTGAGTGAACTTGAGGCCGTTGATGCTAGGTTTGTAAAAGCATATAATGGGCTTAACTTGGATAAATCTTCAAGACTTCGCGAGTTCAATTCTTCATTTAATCGCTTCTTCATGCTAACAGCTCACGTGACCAACATTCAGTTGATTCGCTTGCCAAACGCATAAGGCGCATTTAAGCTCCGCATTTAAGCCCCGCATTTAAGCCCCGCATTTAAGCTCGGCATTTAAGCTCCGTATTTAATAAGCCCCGCATTTAAGCTCTGTATTTAAGCTCTGTATTTAATAAGCTCCGCATTTAATCTCCGCATTTAAGCCCCGCATTTAAAGCGCCGTAGTATTAACTACTTTATTTTTTTTAATATATATTTGATTAATATATTAATAGCAAAAAGATAATATGTCGGAGGACATTACATTTAATTTAGTTTGCTTTTTAGACAATGTTGACTTTGCTAGAGATTTTGTTAAATATTTGCCATCTAGAGATTTTGCGCGATTAAGTATTGTCCATAGAGAATTTAACCCAATGCATATCATAAAACAAGATTATAAAGAATTATATTTGGCATTTATCCGCCAAAGAGAAAAATATTACCCATTAATATTTAGTTTTCATTTTAAATCTGATACTGCAGATACATTATCAGAATTGCTTGCAGATGAAACTATTGCAAATTTAATTTCAAATAAACCAATGACTTATATTCCTGACCAAATGAGGGAATTTAATGTGCATGGTCAAAAAATTAGAGAAATATTATATCAATGTTTTTCATTATATTTATCAAAGCCAATTCAAATTGTGGGCAAAGATGGTGAGATTTCATTTGATGAAGTAGGTTCGGTTCTATATAGAAGAGATATAATTATTGATAAAAATGGAAAATGGGCAGATTCTTTTAAAGATGGTGTATATAGCAATGAATATTCAGATATCGATAGATATAATGATTATGGCGACCTCAACCCTTTAGGTATTTATGACGAAGATGGTAGTTATATATATGACGAAATTTATAATTTTTATATTAATTCTTTATTTGTGCTTTTACATAAATTTGATATTAAATTAAAAAATAAATTAATTGTTGACAAAATTGCTATTTCACCATTTGAACAGGAAATCTGGATTATTGACTTACCTAATATTTTAGTACATAATATTTTATACCCTCATTATGTGAATAATTTTTATAAAGGTATTGAAATAAATTTAGATTTAATTAAAAATATAGATTTTAATAAATTTTATTCTTTTATTGCCGCAATTTCAACTGGATATGAAGGAGAATATGAATATCGTAATGAAAAAATTGAAGAAGACTCCTTTGATAGAACCCATCCAGTTATACATAGATATCTTATGGGTACTGATATTAATAAGTATCGTGATATGGTAACAACTAGTGAGGTATCCCCTAATAATGCAGAGATAAATGAATTAGTTGATAATTATATTAATAGCAGAGAAGATTTAGATTTATATTTGCAGCCTCATTTAAAAACAAAAAAATATGATACTGCGCATTTATTAGATTATATTGATATATCATTTTTATAATTTATTTGTAATCTGAAGTCTTTGCTCTTTTATTGGAAATTGTGTTCTACAATCTGGACAAGTTGGGACGCGGCTATTTTGTTTAGGTTTCAACCAATTAGAAATACCATCACATAATCCATTAGGATTAAAGTGATATTTATGCCCACATTTTAAATCAATTATATTTGTATCAAATGGCTCAATTTCATGTAAACATATTGAGCAAATTTGTTTTTCAATTTCGGTTTTATATATATGCAAAAATTCTTGTATTGTGAAATATTGTTGAGGCATTTTTTCTGCTCGAAAATTACCCCCATACCATTCCTCATCAGTTTGGCCACAGGGACGCAATGATCCTGTTAATGGTATAGCTCTATTAATTGGAATCATAAAGCTATATAAATTATCTTTTTTTGCATTATATATATTCATAAGAAGTTGTAATGCATTTTCTTTTAATTTTGACAATATAAATATACTTGTGTTTTTTACTTCTTCTAATATTTCATTTATGCAATTTAATTGCTCTTTTATATCATCTAAATTATTATCTATAGCAAATTGTTCATAATGCTCCCCAAGCAATGATTTAAGCAAGCCATCATTTAATGTAATTCCATTATTGGGTATTATTAAATTTCTAATTTGCTGTATAGCCCAATTCATATACATTTCATATGAGATTAATTTATTAATCTCTACCTCTATAGAGATAGAATATTTTGAAATATTCTTTTTTGTAAGAATGGTACGACCTTCTAGAAAACCCTCTCCCGTTATAATATATTTGAATTTTCTTTCAAAATAAATAAAATTTTCCTCAAGTTCATAATTATACTTTGTCCTATCAAAAATTGGCGCCTCTATAGGACGTAGCCAAATTGAATAATACATTTTTTCTAATGATATAGTATCATAATCAGTACTGTCGTGCGTTGGTATTAATACATTCAACATATCAAATGATATAATATTTACTTCAGCGATGGCCATATTCCCATTTACATAAATAAAATTAATTTCTATTTTTGATAAAATCAATTTAGAATGCATTGGTGGCAATTCTAAATGTGGCAATAATAATGCAAACCCTTTGTTAAAATATTTCATAAGGCGCAATTCATATGTGTGACTTCTATATTTTGGAGTCGCTACAATTATTTTATATAAATTAGACCATTGTGCGAACTGCGTCATATATGTGGTGGTTCCATCCCATGCAACAGCACAGCATGAAATATCAAAACTATGTAAAATTTCACTAATTGAATAATAATCTCTTAAAATAATTTGAACTTTGAGAGAGTTATCTGTTTTATTTTTTTTCAATGTTTCTATATTAATTACCCCATTTACTTGACGAATATATAATTCTTTATATTTAGTGTATAACGTCATTAATATTTTGTTTATTTTTATATTTTTTTCTTCAATGGAATCATCTCCATACATAAATAGATCAAAATCATTTGGTGGATTTGACATTAAATCAACTAGGCCTCCAGAAGCAGCTCCTCCGCATAAAATAACACCAGGCATTAATAGCTCTGATATAATCATATAATTTTGTAAAAAAGCATTATTATATTCTTCTTGAGAGATAAATGGGTCATTTTTATAATTTTTGGGAATAATAAATACACCATCAATTTCGGAAATATCATTATTAAAATGCAATTTATTTGCCTCTGATAAAGTGAGCAGGCCACATTTATCTTCTATATAATGGCGCTTATTACTATCATTCATTTCGGCTAAATAATTCATATTTTTATAATAAATATAATGAAATATATCACAAATATAATGAATATAACGAATATATATAATAGAGGTATATTCAAATATGCAAAAAAAATGATTTAATTATTGGTGAGGTATTTTTTTACAATTTTGCATACTTTTTTATGAGATTTCCAGCTATCCGCTTGACATTCCACCGAGCAATACATGGCAATGCCGCATTGGCTACAAGTATTATGACGTGTTTTTTTTGAACAACGCAAGTTGTTACAGTTATTATATTTTTTTTGATGTGCGACAATGTCTTCATATATTGATTTATTAATTACTGCTCCATTTTCTATTAATTTTGAAATTACTACAATATTATTAAATGTAGGTGGAATTGCTGCAAAATATAATACACTATGGCCATTATTACACAATATAGTAATATCAGCACCATATAATATTAATATGTTTAGCATGTCTATATACCCCTTTTGTGCCGCAATAAATAATGGACAAAATCCAGCGGTACGAATATTTACATTGGCTCCATTATTAAGTAATTTTTGTGCCATTTGTATATTATTATATTGCACTATAATATATAATGGGCTATATTCATTATGATCGCGCAGATTTATATCTGCACCATTTTCAATTAATAATTGTGTCTCTTCTATAAGATTATTTTTTGCTGCAATATACAATGGGCTATACCCTTCATTATTGCATTGATTTATATCAACACCATTTTCAATGCAATATCTAATTAATTTTATATTTTTTGCAATGATGGCAAATATCAATACATTATCACCGACAATATTACATACATTTATATTTGCGCCATATTCAATTAATTCATATATTATATCTATATGGTTTCTTTCAACTGCAGTATGTAATGGACTATGTCCAGTATTTGTTGATAAATTGAGCTCAGCATTATTTTTTATTAATAAACGCACAATGGCTATATGATTATATTGGGCTGCCACATATAATGCGCTGCATCCAAGTAAACTACGCAAATTTACATCCGCTTTCCATTCTAATAATAATTGAATATTTTCTATATTTCCTCTTTTTGATTCAAATAATAATGCGCTTTCATGATTATCTTCGGTTTGAAAATTTATATTGGCGCCATTTTTTAATAATATTCTTGCAATGCTTATGTGATTAGCCACAATTGCGGCCAATAATGAAGACACTCCATTATAACACATATTTACTATATTTGGATTTTTTTTTATAAATAATTTTACGCCATGAATATTATTATTTTGTAATAAACCCCTAAATGCAATTAAATCCTCCATTTGTAAATTTTAATAAATTTGTGTATTTTTAACAATTTATGTATTTTTAATAAATTATTATTATTATCAAATATATATATATATATATAAGAGCTATCAAATGGGTGCACTTATTATATTTGTATTACTATTTATATTATTAATAATCATATCAATTCATTTATTATATGCACATACAAAAATTGGAGGCACACTAATTAAAAGCACATCAATTAAAAGCACACCAATTAAAAGCACACATACAAAAAAAACTCTTACCTATGCATTAAAAGCCGATTCTGGTTTAGACTATTCCATATTAAAACATTTATTACAGCGCCATCATTTTCAAGAAAAGGATATATCTGAACCCTATGTAGATTTATCATGGGGCGAAATATTCCCCATCATTAAAAATGGTAGAGAGACCGTAGAATATCCAAAAGAATTCTTTAACCAAAAAGCCGATCTAAAATTTTTATTACATTCAGATGATCTTAAAAAATTAACTGAAAAAGTTCCTTTAATACAAAATTTTAAAAATAAAGAATTTTTGCCAAAATCTTATTTATTAAAAGATTTTATGCCAATTGCAAGTAAATTATTAGATCATAAAACGCCTTATATTGTTAAAGCCAATATTGGATTTCAGCAGCAAAGTGTTAAAATTATATTAACATATGCACAATTAATTGCGGCAAAACACAAATTTGGAATAAATTGCACCATTAGTGAATATATAACAAATCCAATGTTATCCCATAAAAAAAAATTTCATTTAAGGCCATATATATTATTATATGCGAATCCAGAAAAGGGAATTAAAAAAGCATTTACATTTTCTCAATATAGAATATTTACAGCAAAAAAACCCTATCATGCGGCCAAATTATCAATTGACGAATATTACGCTGATGATGAGATTCATATGAGTGGAGGGCACCATACAGATCGGCTATTATTTCCAAGCGAGACTGATATACCGCATCATTTAGTTGAAATCGCATTAAAAAAATTAAAATTATGTACGACCGCTATAGAAAATAATTTTACAGCACTTGATTTGCGGCCATATCCGGAATCAAAATCTGGATTTCAAATAATTTGTGCCGATATTATGTTAGATGATAAAGGGACGCCATATATATTAGAAATAAATAGACGATGTGGATTTTCATATGGAATGAAATATGATGCCACTGACATAGGCGTCGGTGATGCCACTTCAAGTGAAGCCATTGCCATAGGCGTCGGCAAAGCCGCTGCAAGCGACACTACCCATTGGAAAAAAATGAATCATCAATTTAGTACTGATTTTTTTGATTGGGTTTGCCAAAGTGTAATATTCCCCCATTTTGAGAATTAGCGCCTACTAATCATTAATAAGCGGTTCTGTTGTATAATATAGCTCCTCACTAAGCCATTTCATTGAATTTATTAAATGTTCAAAGTTATGCTCTAATAGGTTATTTATTAATTTATCTATTGCAATATCAATTTTTTCTTGATTATTAATAATTCTAGAAATTATTTCATTTAAGGTTAATGGCTGCAAACCATAATCATTCCTTCCAAATATTATATCATTTACTATATTTTGCATAATTAGATTTTTATATTTGCATTTATACTTTTGTGCAGAATGAGTCATTTCATCATATTCATCTGAAATTTTAAGTTGAACAAAATAATTGCAATTCCATGTAAATCCATGCTCTTGCAAATAGTCTAATATATTATAGCGTTTAAATATGAATGCTCTATTACACAATGCATTTGTTGGTATTTTTAATTTATTGATGCAATTATTGTCAAATATATATTTTAAGCATTCAATATTGCCACTATCAATGGCGGCATAAATTGTATGATATGACCATGGAAATGTACTATTATACCCAAAAAGGTCACAGCTATTATATAAATATTTTAAATATTCAAGTTTATTCGTATTAATTGCTAAAATAATTGTATCTTCATCCCATGCATAAAGAGTACTATTAATTAGAATTTTAAAGCAATTAAAATAATTATTGATTAAACAAAAATGCACTATATCTTTGCTATTTTCCGCATCAATATAATCACTAATTTCAACTAAATATTTTATTTCTTTATAATTTAATATAATTAATCGCAAAAGTTCATCTGAATGTTGTCTTATTTGACTCCGATGCGTAAATACATATTCATATATATGTTCCGATATATATGATTCATCTAACAAACAAAAGTCAATTAATGTAAAATATACAAATAACTCATATAAAGATGTAATATTGTCATTCTCTATATAAAATGGAAGCGCAAATGTACTATTATCGTCAGGATCTAAATCCTTAAATAATACAGCGTTTTTTAAAAAAGCTGGTATTTCAGAGTATGAAATAGATTTTGCCATAATTTATACGTTATAATTATAATTATAATACTTAATAATTCAAATATAATATGCTATTATTTATTAGTATATTTGATTATTCCAAATAATTTATTAAAATACTAAATAATATCATATTATATTTCGTGAAATTGCTTTACTTTTTATTAAAAATATGTCAATAGATATGGAATTAAAAATAGATGAATTACATTTGCTGCACGATGTAGTAAATATAGGCCAATTAAAAATAGATGGATTTATCCATAAAGATAATTGGCCAGAAATTCTCGCGCCTTTAAGGGTTCAAAGTCTATGTATAAATATTGCGGATCGCGCAAAAGATATGTCATTTTTTGACCCAGAAAAATTTTTATCATTGCAACAAATTTCTTGTTTTGTTTCAAATGGAGAACCAATTGAGGGAATAATTGATGTATTTTCAAAATTGCCCAATTTAACTCAATTGATATTAAATAATACTATATTAAAAAATAAAGATTTTCAAAAATTAGCTCAATTAATTGAATTAAACCTAATGCACTGTATCGCATTAGACCATATTGAAAATTTTATATTTCCAAATTTAACCAAATTAAATGTATCATATACAACTAATATTATAACAAATGAAACCTTGCATAAATTGCCTGCAACACTACTAAATTTAGAAATGCCATGTTCAGGTATTACCGATATAGCAGGTCTACAATTTTTACCTAATATTAAATATTTACGAATTAATAGTAATAATATTGTAAATTTTTCACCTATTCAATATTTAACAAATTTACAAGATTTAGATGTATCTTTTACAACTGATGATACGTATAGTTCATTGCTTTTGGCATTGAATGGCATTCATTTACACAAATTAGAATGTTGGGGGTTTATGTGTGAGTTTATACAATTTCCGCAATCCATTAAAATATTAGATATTGCATATAGTAACATCAATGATTCCCAGTTATTGTTATTAAGTCAGCATTTGCAATTAGAAATATTAAATATTAACAATTGCAAGAATATTTCAATGGATGGAATTTATTCTTGTTTATTAGAGGCACATTTATTCAAAAAAATAAGTATGAAAAATATTATGGAATATACATATGCGGCCGATTTAAAAGTAAAGCACGAATACTCAATGATTGAGTTTATTACTGATTATGAATAAAAGATTAACACCTTTAGTAAAAGTTAATATTTTATGATAATGCATGATAATATATATTTTTTTTATTATAATAATTTATGATAATAATTTATGATAATATTTTATGATAATGCATGATAATATATATTTTTTTTATTATAATAATTTATGATAATAATTTATGATAATAATTTATGATAATAATGCATGATAATATATATTTTTTTTATTATAATAATTTATGATAATAATAATTTATGATAATAATAATTTATGATAATAATAATTTATGATAATAATAATTTATGATAATAATAATTTATGATAATAATAATTTATGATAATAATAA